CATAGTGAGGGCTAACATGGATAAAACTTGGGATAAGTTACATCAACCCTGTCCACTTTGTAACAGTAGTGATGCTGTTGGAATCAATGAAGATGATTCAGCAAAGTGTTTTAGTTGTGGTGAATTTATGCCTAGTTATACCAATGCATGTGGAGGAAAAGATATGCAAACAGCAACAACAACACCGACCAAGAAACCTGATATGGTAGATGAAGGGAAATTTTCAGCTCTTACAGATAGGAAAATATCCAAAGATACTGCTACTAAGTATGGAGTCAAATGCTTACATGACCTAAAGGGAAATGTAGTTAAGCATATGTACCCATATTACAATGGACATGAGCTATCAGCTACCAAGTATCGTAACGTAGTAACCAAAGACTTCTTTGTTTCTGGAAGCTATAACGATACAGGTTTGTTTGGTCAACAATTATTTAAGGGTGGCAAGTATGTCACTATAGTAGAAGGGGAATGTGATGCTATGTCTGCTTATGAACTCTTGGGTTCTAAGTGGGCAGTAGTGTCTATTAAACGTGGTGCTCAAGGAGCAGTCAGAGATATTAAAGAAAGCTTAGAGTTCTTTGATGAGTTTGAAAATGTTATCGTAGCTTTTGATAATGACAAGGCAGGAAAGGAAGCATCTATTAAAGTTGCTAGACTTTTCAAACCGGGAAAAGCTAAGATACTTACACTACCTCATAACTTTAAAGACCCCAATGATATGCTACGTTCTAACAAACATAAAGAGTTTGTTGAATGTTGGTGGGCTTCTAAAATTTATACACCTTCTGGTGTTATAAATGTTTCAGAACAACGAGAGAAGTTCCATAACAGAGAAAGAAAAGAGAGTGTCCCTTATCCTTATGAAGGATTAAACAAGAAGCTCTATGGACTTAGACAAGGAGAACTTGTAACACTTACAGGTGGTACAGGGCTTGGTAAGTCTAGTGTAACTAGAGAACTTGAACATCATCTTATTAAAAATACAGAAGACAACGTAGGTATCATAGCACTAGAAGAAGATTGGAGAAGAACCATTGATGGTATCCTATCCATTGAAGCTAATGCTAGACTATATGTTGACCAGATTAGAGATAGATTTTCTAAAGAAGAACTTGATAAGATGTTTGATATACTTTATGACGGAGATAATCGTAATAGAGTATGGGTGCACTCACACTTTGGAACGAATGATATAGATGATATTTTTACTAAGCTTCGCTTTATGATTATAGGGTGCGACTGCAAGTGGGTGGTGGTAGACCATTTACATATGTTAGTTAGTGCTGTCCATGAAGGAGACGAGAGACGTGCTATTGATTCTATTATGACTAGGCTTAGAAGTTTGGTAGAAGAAACAGGTGCAGGTATTATTTTAGTTTCACACTTACGTAGAGTTGACGGTAACAAAGGACATGAGAATGGTATAGAAGTTTCTTTATCTCATCTTAGAGGTTCTAATAGTATCGGACAACTTAGTGATTGTGTTATAGCACTAGAAAGAAACCAACAATCAGATGATGTTGAAGAAGCAAGGACAACTAAACTTCGTGTTCTTAAATCAAGATATACAGGTGATGTTGGCATGGCGTGTAGTGTTGTGTATGATTCAGAAACAGGGAGACTGTCTGAGTTATCTGATAAAGATATAGAATTTGATGAAACTTTAGATGAATTATTTTAATGCAGTTAGTATTTGATATAGAAACAGATGACCTTGACGCAACTTTAATTCATTGCATTGTTGCTCAAAATGTAGACACCGAGGAAATATATAAATTTCCACCTGACAAACTACAAGAAGGTTATAAGTTTTTAGCAACAGCAAATACTTTGATAGGTCATAACATCATAGGCTTTGATATACCAATGGTACATAAGTTTGGTGGTGTTGACCTATCTTCTATCTCTGTAATAGATACTCTTGTTCTATCCAGACTATTCAATCCGGCTAGAGAAGGTGGGCACAGTTTAGAAAAGTGGGGATACAAGTTAGGTTATCATAAGATAGACTTCTCTGATTATCTTAATTATTCTGAAGACATGATGAACTATTGTGTTCGTGATGTTCAACTTAATACAGAAGTATTAAAAGAATTAAGAAAAGAAAGTAAAGGTTTTGATAAACAATCTATAGAACTTGAGCAAAGAGTAAGTAAGATTATAAAACAACAAGAAGTAAACGGATTTAAATTTGATACTCAACATGCTTTACTTTTACTTGCTGAACTTAGAGAAAAGAAACAAGCAATAGAAGATGAAGTTCACAATACATTTAAACCTAAATGGGTAGATGATAAGTTAGTAACTCCTTACATAAAGAAAGATGGAGACTTATCTAAACGTGGTCTTACTGATGATGAATATAACAGATGTATTACTACACAGAATATGAATCCATTTATGAGACAACAGTTAGTTGATTTTAATTTAGGTAGTCGTAAACAGATTGGAGAATATCTTATTGACTTTGGTTGGAAGCCGGATAGGTTTACACCTACAGGTCAACCTATAGTAGATGAGAAAACCCTATCAGAAATAACACATATACATGAAGCTAATCTTATAGCACAGTTCTTATTACTTCAAAAGCGTATAGCCCAGATTGATTCTTGGATAGAAGCTACTGAAGAAGATGAAAGAGTTCATGGATTTGTCATACCTAATGGTGCTATTACTGGACGTATGACACATAGAAACCCCAACATGGCACAAGTTCCTAGCTCTCATAGTCCTTATGGTAAAGAGTGTAGAGCTTGTTGGATTGTTGAAGATAATAATGTACTATTAGGTGTTGATGCTTCTGGTCTTGAGATTAGAATGTTAGCACACTATATGAATGACGAGGAATATACAAATGAAATACTCAACGGAGATGTCCACACAGCTAATAAAGAACTTGCAAAACTTGAATCAAGAGATAAGGCAAAGACATTCATCTATGCACTCATGTACGGAGCAGGAGATGAAAAACTTGGTAAAGTGGTTGGAGGAAGTACAGCAGATGGTAAAAGAGCTAGACAATATTTCTTTGATAATAAACCTACATTTAAAGCTCTTAGAGACAGAGTACAAAGAGCTTCAGCAAAAAAATATCTCAAAGGATTAGATGGTAGAAAGCTTTATGTACGTAACCAACATTCAGCATTGAACACTTTACTACAGGGAGCAGGTGCTATTGTTATGAAGAAAGCTTTGGTTACTTTAGATTTAAAGTTACGTTTAAATTCTATTGATTATAAGTTTGTTGCTAACATACATGATGAGTGGCAGATAGAAGTAAAAGAAAATCAAGCAGATTTTGCAGGAAGACTTGCTGTTGATAGTATTATTAAAGCAGGTGAACATTTTAAACTTCGCTGTCCTTTGGATGGCGAATACAAGATAGGAGTAAATTGGAGTGAAACCCACTAAGAAAGACCAAGAGAAAATAAAACCCTCTAAGAAAGACCAAAAGAAATTTGACCTTGATTTATCATATGGTGAGATAAGGGAAGATAAAATAAAAGATATGCTAACTGGTAAGAAGATAGAAGTTAAATCAGAACGTGGAATGTGGATGAAGACAGGTAACATATGTATAGAGTATGAGTGTTGGAACAAACCATCTGGTATCAGAGCAACTGAATCAGACTATTGGTTTCATAACTTATGCGTAGGAGACAATGAGTTTTGTACTCTTGTATTTAAAACAGATGTTCTTAAAACTATTGTTGATGAACTTGATAGTTTTAAAACTGTATCAGGTGGAGACCATAACGCAAGTAAAATGTTCCTTGTAAATTTACAGAAATTATTCTCATCAGATGTAATAAAAGCATTTAAGGACTCAGAAGATGAAAAAAAATAAAGAAACACTTGACACTTCCTCTCAAGAAGTATATAATAAACTGTCGGCTAATAAATTTAAGTCGGAATCTGGTCATTGGTATACGCAAGAAGGTGAACCAATGTATACTATCGTTGGTGCTAATGGTAAAGAAAGAAACACTACTCTTAGAGATGCAAGAAAAGAACAGCTAGTACCTTCTGTAACTACTATTCTTAGTATGATAGCCAAACCTCAACTAGAGAATTGGAAAATCAATCAAGCACTTAACTCTGCTCTTACTTTAGAAAAAGATTCTTTAGAAACTATTGAAGAGTTTGCATACAGATGTAAGCAAGACTCTAAAAGAATAGGACAAGAAGCTGCAAAGAAAGGTACTAAGATTCATGCTATGATTGAACGTGGTTTCTTAGGTGAAGGCACTAGTAAAACTTATAAAATTATTCAAGCTTGGTTAGATAAAAATTTTCCTAATGAAGAATGGATAGCAGAGGATTCTTTCTGTGCTGATTTAGGTTATGGTGGTAAAATAGATTTATATTCTAAATCCGGTATCTTTGTAGACTTTAAAACTAAAGATAACCTAGAAGGTAAAGACCCATCTAAGTTAGTATATGATGAACACGGTATGCAGTTGTCTGCTTACGCACAAGGTTGTGGTTATGATGATGTTGAAAGAGTATCTATCTTTGTTGATAGAGAAGACAATGAACTAATAGCTTGTCATATATGGGATAAAGAATCTCAAAACAAACATAAAGAAATGTTTAATAGTATTTTAAATTATTGGAAACTTGTAAAAGATTATGAACCAAAGAAAGTCTAAACAACTAAGACGCAAAGCAGAAACTTTACTTATAGATTGGATTAGAACTATGGTTCCTGAAGGTGAAGATGCTAATAAAATTACTAAGAAAAACTTACATGAATTTTTACCAGAGCAAACACATATCTTTGCTAACAATAAATTTATGTTAAGTGCATACAGTCTAAGGTGGTTCATTAAAAAAGTTAAGAGAAATCC